TAACTTGTTTAGAAACGTTTTTCTCGGCAATTTGTGCCATCTTAACGCCCATTGCAATATGAACGTTTTGGATGGTCTTTTTTATCTTCTTGTCGCTAATAGCGTTTAAATCTTGGGTATCGCAATAAGTATCCACTTGCCTTTGCAGTTCTTTCTTGAACTTAGGTGAGTAGGTTTTTATTGCGTTTAAGTATAGTTTTCTATAATCTTGCCAAATCATTTGTTAGGATTGTATGCCCAATTCTTTAAGGAAATATCCCTCTTAGATGGACACTCTTTGTTTACAGGTTTACCTTGCTCCATATTTTTCATTCTACTAACAAAGCTAATGGTTCTATTTGCCGACTTAACTTCATTTGCACCCCAATCAGCCTTTTTCTTGCTTAATAGGTTTAAGTTCCTATTTACTGGACTTCTATCTAATGACGCTAAACGTGAACATTTAGTTTCACTCCAAGCCTTTAACTCGGTGTAAGACATATTCACAGTATCGTGATACTTTGCGTAAACTTCATCAATAACTTCTTGAAGGTCGGCTTTTAGGTCAACCTTTAAATCAAATAACTTATCTATGATTTCTTGGCTATTCATTTGGTAGCGTTAAGGGTTGAAATTCATCTGGACTTTGTAAACTTGAAGGGATGTATAATTTTTCCATTTCAGTTTGATCTATGTAATCAGGAATCTCTAATCCCATTATATCCATCTTTTGCTTTGGTGCAATCCACCAAGCCTTATCTAACCATTCTACTTGCTCTGATTTGTTTGCTTCTAATTCACTATAAACAGTTGGGTCAAAGTCAACATAAATATCAGTTCCACGATAACCCCAATCCGAATGTAGTTTTCTATTCAAGTTATCACGAATACCAACTAACAAAGGAATCGCACAACGAACTGTTAATGCTTTCTCTCCTTCTCTTTGGTTGTTGTAAGTCTTATTGTCAGCATCGTTTAATAATTGAGAAGGTACTCCGTAAATGTTGCAAAGTGCTTTCATATCCCACTTTTCACTCTCAATGATATCTAATTCAACAGGACTTAATCCGATTTGTTTCCAATCAACTTTGTAACCACTAACTGCAATTGAATTAAAGTTTGCAGAGCCACCTTTTTCACTCACCGCCTTTTTAAGTGCTTGTGCTTGTTGTGTTCCACTAATAGGGTCAAAGCGTTCATCATTCATAAAAAGAACTCCAGCTGGACCACCATTCTGGAATGAAGCAACCGCCGCAGTCTTGGCTTCGTTCGAACGAGTCAAGTTTCTCGCAGCAGCCATCAATGGTGATTGACCATATAGTTGATTCCCAGTTGTATTCCATTGCAAGTTTATGTATTTATCTTGTAGTACTTCTTGTTTAGTAAAGTTCCAAAGTGGACCATAGTTCAATTGGTAACCGCTAATCGTTGGAGGGAAGTTTTGAATGTCAGCTAACACGTACATATATTGTGAAGGAAGCACGTATAACTCATACGGCTTACCATCATTATTTCCACCTTCAATCATCTTTGCGTAAACAAAAGAATTACCTGTAACTAATTTAAAAGTACACCAAGACTCTACGAAATCGCCAAAGGTATCTTCTTCATTAGGGTATTTTAATAACTCGTTTAATCGTGCATCACCTGTATATATTTCAAACGCTTTTTTATGTAGCTTTTCAACATCCTTCCAGTTCTCAATCTTATCTGGTTGGCTCATTAAAGCCTTGTATTTCTTTGCAGAAGTTTCATCCACTACTTTGTAAACGTGGAATGGAGCAAGTTTTGCTTTGTCCGCAATTAATTTAACGATTGAATAAACTATATCGTTTGCTGAATAACCATCATTTACGAAACTAATGTTATCGCCACCTTGCCAAGTTATTATCCCTTGTTGTATCGCAACTTGTCCGTTGAAAGGAATTTGAGGTAGTACAGTAGATAGTTTTTGTCTTTTACCAAAAAAGTCAAGTAATCCCATTATATATGAATTTTAACAAAGTTAGACAATTTATCCTAAAATACAGACACCTCAAATTTAGGCTTGGTTAAATGCGTAAATACGGCATACCTACAAGCATCCATCAAGTCATCGTTTGCCTTTACAGGTTCTTCTATTACGTTATCGTTTTTATCCTTTTTCCATTTGTAAGACATAAACTCCCTTCTTAGGTTTTTACTATTGTAATGCAAGTTTATTGGGTAAGACTTCATCTTAACTATACCTGCCCATACATCTTTTTGTGCTGGTTTAATATTAAAACCTTGTCGGTAAAGTTCCTCAATAGACTTAGGCTCGGCAGCATCGGCATAGATTGTTGCACGTTCTGGTAGTTTCTCCCTAATCAATCTTGATAGATCACTCAAAGTCAATCCGCTTTGATAAACTATTTCCTCAAAGTAGTTTTGTCCTTCGTGGTGGGTAACCTTTATAAGTGCAGCTGGGTGGACATAACCAAAGTCCAATCCATAAAACACATCCCCATCTGGTGCTTCATCGTATTGTTTCCATTGAGTGTATATAATTTCTTTTGCTGAACCTCGTTCTCCTAATCCGTAAACCTTCCACATAAAGTCATCTGGCAAGTCTTTGTATTGCTCAATGTTTCTTATTTGGCTTTCGCTAAGATTAGTTATGTTGTTTAGGTAAGTGGAATGGATGCGCTTGTTCATTGGGTTATCAGCTACCTCATAAACCCAAGAAATAAAGTCGGCTGGATTCCAGTCTAAGAATGATTGTCCAGTTGTACGAATCAAAAGCTGGTCAAACAAAGCCTTGCTAATTAGGTTTGCCTCGTTTACAAATAGTATATCCCTTGCTGGACCTTTTGCTTTGTCTGGGTCCTCTAAGCCGAATAACTCAATGTATGAGCCGTTTTTAAACGTATAAATAAAATCGGTATATCGGAAATCCTTTTCATCCCATATTCCCCATTGCTCCATAATGCCTTTGAAATCCCTATAAACTCCACGCTTGATATGTGGCAGGGAATGAGATACGCACGAAATCCTTGTATTAGGATTGCTTATTGCAATATGGATTAACAACTGAACAACCGAATAGCTTTTACTTGACCTTGACCCACCTTCATTGCATATTATAGGATAACCTTCCTCGTATGCTTTTTTATTGGCATAAAAGACAGGTGTAGCCTTAATCTTTAATTGGTTGACAATCTGCATCTGGTTCTATTGTGATTTGCACATTACCCTTAATGTCAGCGGTGATGTCGGTTGTTTGCTTTGGTTTACCCTCTAATCTATCCACTACCGCCTCGTATGCTCTTTGGTCGCCTCTTAATGCTTTACTAATCATTTGCATATCCATCAATTCAAGCACAGTAAATTCTTCATCTTCGCCTGTTATGGGGTTGCGTTTCTTTTGTACTAATTCAAGTAACCTAAGTAAGCGAGTCTTTGAGTTTTGAACTCCTTTACCCCTACCTTTTGGGTTTCTTACCTCGCCTTTTTGTGCTGGGATTAAATTATGTTCATTTGCCATATTCTCTTAATTTCTTCTATATTTTACAAAGATAAGCCACAATTAGGGCAAACCTTTCCTTTTTTGGTATTGTCTATTGATTTTGGTTCTTCATTACTTGGAACTAAGAAGTCTACATTAACACCCCAATCGCTTAAATCTTGTAATTGCCAATCATCATTTGCTAACATATCCATATCCCACATTCCATAGTGAGTATTATCCAAGACCAATAGCTTTTTCTTTTCTCTTTCCGTTAAGTTAGGCATTTTAATCACAGGTACATCTTGGATGCCTAATTCTAAACAAGCACGATATCTTTGATTGCCTCCTAAAATTACATTGTTTTCATCTATAATTAATGGCTTTGCTTCTAATAGCTTTTGGTCATCTTGAATAGACTTTACCAACTTAGCAAAGTCATCACCATCAATCTTTCTTGGGTTGTTAGGATTAGGTTTTATTTCGTTGATGTTCATTATCGGTTTTTTGTTGGAGTTCGTATTGAAATAATGCTTTCTGCTTTCTTTTCTAAATTGTTATAACCAAGCCATTTACCACACTTAGTGCATTCAAATTGAGTTTCTTTAATTTTTCCGAACCATACATAGCCTTCGGTAACTGAACCGCATTTACAAGTATATAGCTTCTTTCCGTATGTGTCTTTCATTATCTGCCTTGTCTGTTATATGGTTTAACTAGCTTATCCTTTGGACCAGATGTCTTTTTGTACTTGCCACACTTTCTTTTCCCAAAGCTAACTTTGTTATTGCTGCTTACTTTTGCCATTATAGTTGTTTATTAAATCTGCTAAATAATCAAATGCTTGTTCTTGTGTTTCCCCAAATACATAGTGCGTAGTTCCATCAATGACAAAAGAATAGCAAGAATATCCAGCTATTACCTCCTCTTTGCACGTTTGAAATATGTTACTTGTATCTATCAATTATTTCTATTAATTCAGTTCTTGTCCATTTCTTTAGCCTATTATTAACCGCTTCAAACTCCAACTCCTTCACCGCTTTTTCACCTATTCTTTCTACTAAGCCTATTCTATACATTGCTTGGTTTCCGTGCTTAAACATATTGCACCCAGCACATTGCAAGTGTATATTCCATTCGTTAAATCTTAAAGCTGAATAACCTTTAACTGTAAAGTAATGTCCAGCTTGGTTTCCATTGTAGCTTCCGCAACTAATACAAGGCAATCCTTCATCTCGTTTTCTTATATACGCATTAACTACCTTCTGGGTTTTTTCTAACAACTTAGGTAAAGGTATCAATGGCATAAAGCAAAATTAGGGTTACTTTTTCAATCTAACAACACATAATCTATTATTATGCTTGTATCGTTTTTTGTTTATTGGGTTCATATAAGCCATAATGGTCTTGTAGTCAGTACCCAAAAACCTTATTGCCTTTGCTATTGATCTAAACCATATCTCCTCTTTTGTATCTAAATAAATTAATCTTACCTCAATGTTGTTGTCTATTCCTGTCATCTCAATAATCGTTTTATTTCAAAGTATAAATGTGCAGTTAAATAAATCATACAAGCTAAAGGAACACTAATAAGCATAAACTTTAATAGTTCGTAAGTGAATGTTAATTGTTTCATAGCTTATTTGTTTTGGTTATAGGTTTGATTGTAGTATTTTTCAGGACTATATGCGTCAAGTTCTAAATGAAAATGTCCTTCTTTATAATCTCTCATTATCTGCTCTTTTTCCTTTTCAATATATACTGACTTAATTAAAAATGGCACATTTATATCTTCTTCTTCTAAACGCTCAATTAATTGTTGAATTGCTGTTTTCATATTGTTTAGTTTAAAAAACCACCCCAAGTTCCCGTAATTACTATCTTGGTTAAAAATATTTAATTCTTGAGGTGGCTATAATTGGTTTTGTAAAAATAAGTACAAAGTATATCTTTTGCACTCATTTTTGATAAATATTTCGTTATTTAATTTCTCTAAGTCTTTTGGTGTTTTAGCCGTTACCTTGTAATGTGCTATTATCTTTTTCTTTATCTGGTCTGCTTTCTCTTGGCTTAGATTATCCTTGTTTAGTTCCTTTCGCTTCCATAGTACATCAAAAGCCATCGTATTTAGCAACTCCCAGCCTCTTTTAGCCGATTTCTCCCAATTTTGGTATAGTGCCTCAATAATCTCATCATCTTGTATTTTAGGTATTTCTACTGGTTTTGGCTCTACATAGGTCTTTTGTCTTACTTGTAAAGCTATCGGCTTATAAGCTGCCATCACATCGCCAAAAAATTTAGGTGTAAACATAATCGCTTTGTCAACCGAAAGTTTTCCCATTGCGTAAAGTTCAAAAGCTACTCCAAGTTCCTTTAGTTTGTAGTTACCATAGTTTTTAATTACAAATTCGCATAAAAATTGAAACAACTCTATTGTAGGGGTTTGACATCCGCTTAAAGCAATACAAGTCTTTAGATGTTCTTTTACCTCAATCGGTGAGCATCTACCCACACTCATTGTATCTAAAGCCATTGCAACTTTTAATTCTTCTGGTTCAAGTTTATTATAGATTTCTAAGGGCATCCCATTCTCTCTCACTAAAACTTGGTTTGTGATTGTTGCTAATTCCTGTTGCATTTGGTTTATAGTTTATGTGAACAAATTTGCCTTCTTTTAAATCTCTTGCCATCCAATTTTTTGCGGTGGCAATCCAATTTAACTTCTTTTCCCCATTTGAATCTGACCAATTTTTAATTACTTCGTGGTAATATGTAAAATTAGCTTCTTCATACTGACTTCCAATAAAAGCTGCCTTAAATTTATCTATATCTAAAAATTCAGTTTCACTAAATAGCGTTTGCCTACTAACCTTTACTTTAGTTTCTTTTACTTTAGTTTCCTTTTCTTTCCTTTCTTTTGCATTGCCCTCCCTAATAGCCACCCCATTAGCCTCCCCATTTTTCCATCTATTTGCAGCACCTAATTTACCTTTAATGCTTAGATGTTCCCTTAAAGCAAGGTGATTTTGTAGCCTTTCCGAGTAAAACTCCCCAGATGCTATTGAGAATAAATCAAAGTTGTGTACTACTCCATTAACCTTTACATCGGTTGTTTGCATTTGCATAGCAAGAACTGGTATTAATTCCAATGGCAATTTACCACCAGCATTTGCCAATTGCTCAATTAAAAACCAATAAATGCCATAACCTTCCATACCAAGTTGATGCCTTAAAAAGAGTATCTTGGTATCATTAGCCGAATTGTAATCGTGGCTAAAATAATAACTATTACTTTTCATAAATAAAATAGCCCTATCAAATCCCTCCTATGTTGCAGATAGGAGTTCATCTCAAGGGCAATAAGTTCTTAATAGGTCTGCAACACCTTGTACAAAAATACTACTTATTTACCATTAATTCAAATTCTTGAATAGCCTTAAAAATTTGATGTGCAACTTGTGGAACTATTGCGTTTCCGTAGGCTTTGATTGATTCGTTTCTCCATTTAGAAAAGGTAATGTTGTCCAGTTCTCTGGGAATCCCATCATCTCCCCCACAAATAGGGGATTGAGTTGGGAAGGCTTCCCACCAAGATCTTGTATTATATTTGGTAGTTGTTTCCCATAATTTTGAATCTTGCCATTTTTTGTTATTCGTTTCCCTGATTTTACTGCTCCGCTGAAATCCCTTGCTGCTGGTGTTGGTAACATTCCTTGTCTTGCAAGTTTTGTTAATGATATTTGATTCTCCGTTGGTGAACCACTCATTTTTCCCCCTTCCGATGCTAATGGAGTTGGTAGCATCATTGAATAAATTTGTGTCGCTAAATTTGGCATCGTTGTTCCATTTGGATATTTCTCCATTCTTTCCTTGAACTTGTCCAAATCTTGAACGTGTTCCATTGTTGTTGGAGTAAGCAACAAACCAAATTCGGTATCTTTGGTGTGGTGCGTTGACACCTGCAGCTGGAATAAGAAACGGTTGGACTTCATAGCCTTCCCTTTCCAAATCATCGCACACCTCGTTGAATACCATCCCTCCATTCCAGTTAACAAGTCCACGAACGTTTTCGCCAATAATCCATCTTGGTTTGACCTCTTTAATGCATCTAAGCATATGCGGAAAGAGGTGTCTTTCATCGGCTTTCCCTTTTCGTAATCCTGCCGTTGAGTATGGTTGGCAAGGGAATCCTCCTGTGAGGATATCGACTTGTCCTCTGTGAATAGAGAAGTCTGTTTTAGTAATGTCATTATAACTAATTGATTTTGGAAAATGATGTTTTAATACTTGTTGACCAAATGGATTCCATTCGCAATGAAATAGATTTTCCCATCCCATCCATTCCGCTGCTAAGTCAAATCCACCGATTCCACTAAATAATGATGCGTGTGTCATAATGAATATTGAGCAACTTGCTTCTTGTTTTTTAGCTTAATAATAGTTGTTTTTATATCCATTCCATCATTCCTAAGATCAGCTATTCGTGCTGCTAATCTAAAGCATCCGAACTTGTTTAAAGCATCAATAGGGGTTAATTTTCTACCCTTATTTAGGTAGTTTGCGATTTGTGTTGTTTGGCTCATAGTTGTTTATTTAAATTCAGTTAATAAATTCCATTTAAAATCATAAGTTGAACATATTTCATCCCCAAATTCATTACTCCATATTTGTAAAAAAGTGTTTTCTTTATCTTTCATAATATCTGTAAACCATTTTATTTCATCTTTATCATTAAGTGAGAATAAATCTTCATCTATTTTAATAACTGCTTCTACTTTTAAATATTTCATAGTTCTAGGTTTTAAATTTGCGCTTAACGTTTTCGCCCAACGTGGGGGTTAGAATGGCAAGTCGTCCTCTGATTCTTGTTGGTTTACGGCAAATTCTTTTTTACCTGTTGCATTTACTCCATTAAAAGCAACTTCTTTGCCTCTACCACAATAGTTTTTCTTTGCCTTCTCGGCTCTTTCTTCTTTAGTTTGGTTGTTCCATACTGTGTGGGTGTTACTATTTTCGTCAATTTCTTTTAAGTAATCGGTAGCTATGTTTGCGTAGTGCTTTCCGTTTTTAGCTTCCTTCCAGTTAATCTCCTCTTTACAAATGTTCAATACAATCATTGTTTTTAGTTTTGGTGTTTATTAATTTGTTGTTGATCTAATGATATTTCATTTTGTCTATCTTGTTCTAATTCTTCCTCATCTTCTTCTTCCCAATCGCAATGCTCTAAACAATCTGGGCAAATATCAATTTCCTCAAAGTTGGTATGTGCTCCGCAGCAAGTTGAATATGGCATAATTAATCGTTTAAATAGTTTTCAAATACTTCAAATTTATCAGCTAACATTTGATAAGGAATGTAATCCCTTTTAGGTTGATGTAATAACTCTGGAAAGTGTTTTTGTTTATGTAGTTTAAGTTTATACTTAGCTGCATTTAATTGATGAATCATTTCACTTGCGTTTTGAGGATAGCTTGTTTCTACTTTGTAATTCCAGAACTTAACTGCTTCTCTTAAATCCCATAATTTATTTAATGGTGTCATAAAGTTTGTTTTTTCTTGGTAAATAATTTAGTTACATCTTTAGTTGCAAGTTCGCTATTTAGTGCGTAAAGTTGGCTTAATTCGGTAGTATTTATGCACAAATCAATCGCTAACTCCAAGTCCTCTACATTTTCGTGCGTCTTAATGTAAGCTGGGGTTTCCTCTGTTGATTGTGCCATTTCATCGCCTGTGTAAAGTCCACTCAAATCTTGTGGGTAAGCCTTTCTTAAAGCTAATGCCTCTGCTACTTTGCTTAACATTGTATGTGGCATTTTCGCCCATAAACCCATTGGTTTGCCATCGTTTGTTCTTTGGCAATATTCATCCCAATAAGCCACACCTACCGCTGCTTCATACCTTGTTTCTCCGTGAAATCTAAATACTGAAACCTTACAAGAAATTAACTTACCATCTTGTTCTACAAAGATTGGTTCGCTTTGTCCACCATAGTTTCCGCTACGTTCAGCGATTACTCGGAAACCATCAATACTTGTTTGAATGGTCATTTTTTTAGTCCATCCGTTTTGCGTTTTTACGTTCCTGTGGATGCAATAAATTTGTCTTGATAATGCATCAAGTCCTGTGCGTTGTGCTTGGTAAAGAAAGAGTTTTAGTTCATCAACTGTTGCCTCTGGAGCAATCTGTGATTTTACTAATTCTACTTGATCTTTCGTGTACGAAAGTTGTGGCTTTTTAGCCAGTTGTTGTTCGCTCATATTGGTTGGTTTTAGAGTTTAAAATTAAGTACTTTGGTGTTAATAACCAAATTAAATTAGCACATTTAAGTTGAAAACATCCTTTTTTATGCTATCATCGAACTTGTTTGATAGTTGACCTTTAATCTTTGAAATAGAGTGTAAAACTGTGGTTCTATCCCTATTAAAGATTTTGGCTATTTCCTCGCCATTTAATTCGGTCTTTTCCTTTGTTAAGTACATAGTCATTTGCCTCGCCAAAGTAACCTCCTCGCCTCTATATTTGGACATCATTTGTCCATACTTAATTTGGTAATAATTACACACCTTTTCTGCTATCTGGATAGCATACTCCTTTTGTTGTTCTTTGTCCATTCTTATTGTTTTTATGTTTAAATGTTTGTCTAATAAATCCTTCAATTGATTTATCTCTTGCTTTAGTTTTTTATTTTTCTCTCGCAAAACCTCTATTTCAAGTTCTGCCATATAGCTTTTGTGTACTTCTTTCATTAAAAATGTAAAAGGTTTATTGGTAACATAAAGTCCTCCGTTAATGTATAAAGATCAAGGATTAGATAATGGTAGCTTTTAAGGATTCTACGCTGGATGTCATTCATCCTTGCAATCTTGATTAATAAATCCTCCTCGCTAATCATTGTTCTTGTAGTGTCCAATCCTCGCCTCCATTCAGCTAAATCTGCCTCAAATAGATTTTGCCTTCCCTGTGCTTGTTTTAGCAGTTCCAGAAGCGTTGTTGCTCTTTTGTGCAACTTTAGTTGTTTCTCTTGATAGATTAGTTTGCTCATATTGTTTTAGGATTTTGTAAACCAACTTACTTAAAGTAATACCTTTTGAGTCGGCTTCGGTTTGTAGGTTAGTCTTGATTTGTTGGCTCACCAACGTTGTAATAAGAGTTTTCATAGATTTCTTTAATGCCTTGTGCTAAGTTTCTACAGGCTTCAACTGTTTCTCTTACATAACCATCGTTAGGCATAGTTAATAATTGAGTTTCTAAAGTCTTGATGTAAAGTTCAATTGCAGTCATAATTAAATGTTTTGAAGGATTGCGGTGATTAAAAATGCAAATAATACAATGATAAATGCATACATTGGTTTAATGCTTTCACGAGCATATTGCTCATTAGCTTTTTGTTGTGGTGTTTTTAACTTATTCATATTGGTTTAATTTGATATCCTAAAGAAACATATTTCTCTAACTTAAATACTAATAATGATTTATCAAATTCATTAAATTCATTAACTGGAAGTAAAATAGTAATCCAGTCAGTAGTCATCCCTTCTTTGTAGATTTTAAATGCTTTTTTCATATTGCTTTTGGTTTAGGATTCAAAGATAGGGTAAAACCTTATAACTTTATCAAACAAGCCAATTATTTTAAATAAATGTGATGAACGGCAAATAACA